TATTATTATCAGGATTATTAAACAAACGTATTATAGTTAATCCGTATCCATATGGCAACGTTGACCCATCATGTTTATATTTTTTAATTAAATCACTATTAACTACTCCACTCCTCATTTCGGGACCAAGATCATAATGAGCTGTATCATGTACTAAAACCAATCCACCACTCTTAACATACGGAGCTATATTATTTAAATCTTTAGTAACTTCTGTCCCTGTATGAGAGCCATCATGTAACACGACGTCATAACATTCACTATGATCTAAAGACGGTACTATATCTAATGAATTACCATTATGAAATGACCATATATCCTTATTATCATTGTCGAAATTAAAAGGAATATCCGATCTCACAGATAACGGTCTCATATCTACGCTAGTTAATTTACCACCAGTTAACTTTAATGCTTCAACCATTGCTTGAGTAGAAAAACCAGCGCCGAATTCAAATACATTCTTTGACTCCATTCCTAGAACTATAGAATATAAAGTTAAATAATGTCTTGTTAACCCGGTATCATTTAAATGATGTTTTTTTACTATAAAATCTAAGTTTGTTTCTGTTTCCATAATTTAAACTCCTTTTCAATTACTTTCATAATATTAATCTTTTTTTTATTTGTTAATCTGTTGTTTTCAAACCATGCTATAAAAGGATGTAGAACTATATTATTATCTTTAATAAGTTTCCAATATGCTTCATCATCTAATTCAGACACTTTATTTACATCATGACCCGATCCTAAAATAACCGGAAAATATTGTAATAAATTATTATCTACAAGATCTTTATATAGATGCCATTCTGCTCCCTCTATATTAACCTTCAAAATATTAAAGTGTTTCTTATAATTAGGTACATTTTCTTTTAACCATTTAGAAAAAATAATACCTTCAACTTCTTCATACTCATCTGTTACATTATTTTTAGTTTTAAAAATAGAATTACCAACTTCATTTGGTTGTATTTTCAAGTCAACACGATAAAGTTTAATTTTATCTTCTGTATTTGAAATAGCTTTATGAATTATTGTTGTATTTAGCTCTGGGTGAGGATGATATTGTTCTTTAAGACGTAGTGCAAGCTTCTCAGATGCTTCAAAACCGTAAGCTTGAAAATCTATTAACTTTTTGTTCGCAGCAGGTATCAACACCCGAGTAAGAGCATAACGTAGCTCTAAACCAGTGTGGAGACCTAAATCAAAATAGTTAACTCTATGTAAAGAGGTTGTTTTCATTTTTTATCCATCTTCTCATAAATCCATCATGACAATCAATTAATGAAAATTCTTTATTTATTAATTCTTTTGTTGTCTCTACGTCTCTATCTAAATCACAACCAACTCCCTTGTCAGTATGTTGAACCCAAGTTTCAAAGAAAAGAGTTTTGTTATGACAACATGATAAAAAATGCTTTATTGCATTATAAGGAGCATCCATATGTTCCAAACAATCTACAAACAGCATTGCGTCAAATTTAACATCATATTCAGGGAAAATATCTGGTTTAAGTTCGTGCTTATGAACATTAAAACCTCTTGTCTTTAATCTCCACTCTCCAAATGTTAAATGCTCACAAGGCACATCAACAATATAAAAGAATATTTTATCTCTTAACTCAGGAAAATTATCTGCAATCCATATAGACGTAGGAGCAACTCCACTACCATATTCTAAAATATGATATTCATCTTTTTTTTCATCAAAATAATTATCTTTTATATCTTTCATTAAAAACTCACCTACTCGGTGAACGTTTCCTCCAGCTTCTGCATGATATTTACATTGACGAAAAGAAGACCATGAACCTAGATCTTTATAAAATTCAAATATTTCAGCTGTTGTGTCTCTTGGGTTACTTTCCCATATTTCTTCCATTGTCATCCCAGATACAGGTTGACAAGTTGCCGAACCAGGGAAAGAAGGCTTTCTTCCTGAAGATCTTGTTCCTAATTTATCAGCTTCCTCTGGAGAGACATTATAATAATCACAAAGATCATCATACCAATTTCTCTGGGGTCGCTTAATAGGTTCTAATACTCGTTCAATAAACCTATCAGCATATTTCTCTTGAGAAAAATCTAATGTATATTTTATACCGTTATCAATTAATATATTTCTTTCTTTTTCGTTCTCTAGATAATAAACAAGTTTTTTAATAATTTCTTCATCAGACATTTGCATATTAATATCAATTAAAAAAGACTTTAATAATTTAACATCTTTTGGATGATCGTCATATACATCTCCTGCTAAAGCAACACCGCACATAGGTACTTCTATATACTTTCCAAATCTAGATTTAGGAACACCACTATCTGTTATAATAATTTTAGCTGAATTTATTTTATTAGCAAAATCGACAGCATATTTATCTGTATATGCATCAGAATGTTCACCACCGACGTGCGGAATAACAGTACATATATTGAGATGGCATATATTTAAGTAATCTAGACATCCTTACTCTTAAGGGGTAATGTTCTCCTAATATCGTTGTAGCATTAGTAGCACCGACCAGTGCTACATCATATTTTTTTTCTATTTCTGGTTTAGGTTTAAATATATTTGCTTCGGCGCTATGTGGTATCCAAGTTAAGCGCTTAATATGCTTAAGTTTTTTCTTTTTTAGAATATTTGCATATTCTTTATAATCATTATAATGATGACATATAATAACATTAGTTTTACTTTCAGTTATTTCTTTTAACGTCCAATTCCTATCGTACATTTCGTTATAGCGAATGCATTTTGTATAAGAAATATCCGCAAATCCTTGTATTTCAAGAGGCTTATAACCAATAACCAAATGACATTCCTGTCTCTTAAGAATATCATTCAAATTCTCTTGTGCTGATGCGGTCGAAGTCCAATTATCCCAACCAGGACCTGCGTATATGCCATTAACTCGCTCATTGTTAAATAAAGCTCTAATAGAATGAAATCTAACACGGGACATCTTCGTGTTGAAATAATCTTTTTTAACTAAAAATACTATATTATACATATTTTAATTTTAATTGCTCATAGATTGAAGTTTCAGGGTATTGTCCATGCTTATCTATACCTAATCGGCGCCATGCTTCATTCCATAAATGTAATCCATATATACTTTTACTAGGTTTTATTTTTTGTCCTGGAATAACAAACAGATTTGACCTAAAAGGCGCTATAAAACAAAACGTATGTATAGGTTTAATATATTGATTATAATTAAATTTAGTTACAGCTTCGTTTAGCAGCTTAGGACCAACGACTCCCCATTGTAATAGTTGCTTATCCTTTCTTAGACATTCATTATAACAATAATCCAACAACTTATCAGCTTTTGGACATTTAATAGCTCCTGTGTTTAATATCGGTTTATGTGTTTCATAATCTTCCTCAGAACAAAATACATAATCTTCTGTAAAATCCCATGGCTGTAAGCAAACCATGTCTGTATCGACCCACCAACCGCCCTTCTCATATAAAAGCTTATATCGAAAATAGTTAGAAAAAGCAGAATAGGATCCTTTACCGGGTCCAATTTGATATGCGAAGATATCTTCTTTAGGTAGAATATCTATACCGTCTTTTATAACTACTCCGTTAGGTACATTTTGTATGTTTTCATAACAATATAAATGAATCTCCATATTATTTTTAACAAACGAATTTAAAGATAAAATCTCCATAGTTGAAAGAGTATCTCCAATCCATAGTGTTTGAATAATATTGCTCATAGTTCTAATTGGGTAGCCCATAATTTTAAAATAGCATCATTATGCCAAATAGGCTGATTAACAATATTTTCATTACCGTGAAAATTAACTTCTGTCAATCTACATTCATCATATACAAGCGAAGCGTTCTCAGATAGTGAAGAATGATATACATCAGTTAATGTATTATACACTTTTTGTTTATCGTTCTCATATCCAATAAATTTAACTATATTAGAATGTTTATTTAACAACGGTTGTACATGACTATTCCAATACTGAGGATCATTATTGTTACCATATATTCGAATATCTTTATGATCATCTTTAAGAGCTCGTTGTATTGAAATATGTACTTGCTTATTTTTATCAATATTACCTATAATGCCGGCTACTCTCTGTTTCGACTGTTTAAAGGGTATTAACTTCTCATGAGCATTACCACATATAAACCATGAAAGATCTTTATAAACACCATGCCAATTAATTTGCTCTTTATTTAAAAAATGTATTTTATCAAAAATATGAACAGGTTTTTCTCTAAGAGGGTATAAAGCTTTTTCATGTAAGCTTAAAATAAACTTATCAACTGGCGGTCTTGTTTTTCTTATATTTAAAAAATGGTATATAACTTTATCTGATTCTTTAATAGTCGCCGTTTGTAGCTTTGCTCCACGACATTTATCAAGATGCCAGTCGTGTGGGCCATACATTACACATTCATAACCATTGTTGTTAAATAAATTACATAGATTAATTAATGCGGTCGTTGAACCACCTGAATTACTCCAACCTGTAAATATTTTTATCACTAATAAATGTGTAAGACGGGACGCGTCGGTTTCTAACTCAACTAAGAAAACTGCATTAAGCGGTAGACGAGTTAGTAGAAAAACAGTTATAAAGAACAACGAAATTGAAGAAAGTATACAAAAAAATATATTCTTAGATTTTGATATAAAACAAAAATACGAAATTACCCCTGTTCATCAAGAATTTCTTGAGGCTTGTTTTAAAGATCAATGTAAAATGGTAATAGTTGACGGACCAGCTGGGTCGGCAAAAACATATCTTTCAGTTTATGTAGCATTACAGTTATTGCGTACACATAAAGTACAGGAAATTATTTATATAAGAAGTATAGTAGAGTCTGCTTCAAAAAGTATGGGATCTCTCCCAGGCGAAGCCGATGAAAAGTTTTTACCGTGGTGCTTCCCGTTGTTTGAAAAATTAAATGAGTTTTTAGATAAATCTATGTCTTCTAGTTTAATAACTGAAGAATATGTTAAATGTGTCCCTGTTAATTATGTACGAGGGCTAACGTTTAATAATGCATGTGTTATTGTGGACGAAGCACAAAATTTAACACAAGTAGAATTAACTACAATTTTAACAAGGTTTGGCGAAAATACAAAATATATAGTTACTGGCGACACTCAGCAAAGCGATATAGGGAATAAGACTGGATTTAAAACAATTATAAGTGCTTTTGATAGTAAAGCATCTCACGAGCGTGGAATATATACATTTAAGTTTAATGAACTAGATATTGTAAGATCAGAAATATTAAAATATATTGTTAAAGTGCTACAAACATTAAAGGTGAAAGGATAGAGCCTTACGAATTCTCTCTAATAATGTCTTTCGGTTTTGACCGCCTTCAACTAATCTAGAATATTCTAATTTAAACGCATCAAGAAACTCTTTTGATAGTTCAAATTTACGAGGATAAAAGGAACGTACTTGCCTGGTCATATATCGTTCACATAATTTATCATAATTCGTCATATAATTATTTATTCATACGACCGGTGCGATTCTTCTTAATTTGCTCTTCTATAGCTTTCTGTAGATGAGAATGTTCTGTAGGATCTGCGTCCTTCCATACTCCGCTTAATGATTGCATATCAGCTAACATGTCTTCGTCAATAAGATTACCTCCTGGATGTATATCTCCTTCAGCGTCTATATAAAGCTTAAGTATCTCTATCCGCTCTCTTCTACTACCAAATACTTCTATAATACCAGGCCTATCGTCTTTTATAAAAAATACACTAGCGTCGTTATTCATATATTCTCGATGCATAGCTTTAAATATATTATCAATTCCTTCTATAACTTTAGGATCGGTGTCACGTAAATCATCTTCTACATGTTCAACAGATGCAACTTTTGTTATAGGTGTAAAGAATATAATATCTAAATTACGAAAACTTTCTCTAACAAGAGGTATACATTTTTGTACAAATTTATCATCGATATCTAAGTCAGGCTGTTCGGTTGCCCATATACTATATACAAGATTATCTAACGGACATCTATCAAAAATTACATTATCAGAGCCACGATATTTCTTTTGCTCTTTAATCATAAAATCTAAAATCTTTTTTTGTGTTTTTTTATTAGTTTTAGAAGAATGATCGAGATTGTTTTCTTTAATAATATCTCTATAAGTCTTTTTAGGTGTTTTATAATTAGGCCATTGCTCTAAAAAGTCTGTAATTAAAGTTGTTTTACCTTGACACGCTGTCCCACTAATTGCAATCCTCATATTATTTAATATTTAATTAATTACACTTTTAATGCCATATCCCATATAAGTAAGTGTAATCTAGGACTAAAGTTAAATCTATACTTCTTAGCTAGCTCAGCAACCATAGGAGCCTTTTCTATATGCTCTTCTCTGCTGCCGCAACAAGGCATTAACCATATCCTGCCTGTAGGTATATCAAACGGTACAACATATTTACCAAAAACTTCATCTATGTCTGATTCTTGATTAATAACAAACTTAAAGCCGGAATTCATCAGCGCATGCCACTCTAATACTTTAGGTTTATATCGTCTATCCACGGGATCGCCGTTATTGCTCATTTTGGGAGATGTAGTAAACGTAGCAGCGACTCGAGACCACTCTTTATCGGGTAAAATAGTTGCATTAGTTTCAAAATCTATACGAGGAATCCATCCCCATTCAACTTCCATATAACTTAAAAAACGTAATAATGCCTTTTGTTGTACTAAAGGCTCTCCGCCGGTAATTTTTAATATAGCACCATTATATAAATGATCTTTATAACCGCTGCTTGCAAGGAAGTCAAGTACCTCTTTTAATGTAAGTTTGTTTTTTACACTCCAAGAAATATAACTATCACATCCATGAGGTGAGTCTTCCGACGCGAAGCCCTGACATGTTAAGTTACACATCGAAAGTCGCATAAACACAGAAGGGTAACCTATAAGTTCACCCTCTCCTTCTACTGTATAAAATATCTTATCATCTGATAGATAAATTGTATCATTTCCGTCGACGTTTAGTATCGTTGATTCTTTTTCGCTCATCTTTTTCTTTATCGGCTTCTTCGTCTTTAGTAAACTTTATATATCCCCAATCAATTTCATCCCAATTGGATACAATATTTCTTGTATTTTCTCCATTTCGTCTTTTACTTCCTTTACCCATTTTAACAAATACTGCCAGCCTGCTCAGCAAATTCCTAGTTCAATAATTTTTGTGCTTGTGAACTTCATATGATTAATTATATATTACGAATCTTCTTTATCAAGCTTTATTTCAATTGATTGAAGTACATTATTAAAATTATCTATTATCCAGCACACACCAGCACTCGCAAAAGGAAATAATATATATTCATTTTTACTAATAAAATATACAATAACACCTGACCAAAAACCTAAACATAAGCTACATTTAAATAATTCCCTTATAAAAGATATTTTTGTGACAATTTTTCTAGGAAAATTAAGAATAGTACCATATTTAAGAATAAACATTAAACCGATACATGCTAGCAAATCCATAAAGATTATTATTTATCCTCCTTTAAGAGATTTTTTAATGCTTTGTCTATTAATTTAGCTTGAGATATATCCATTTTAACGATATTACCGGCATCATCTGTAATTTGTACTGTTTTTTTATCTTCATGTAACATTAATGTCGGACAGCACGCCTTCCCACCGCATAGCAAAATAGATTTCATGTAAATATTTATAATCAATCACCAGAAAGGATATATATTGTCATCATCATCGTCCTTTCTGAATTTGTGTAATAACCATTGCTTAAATTGAAGATATCTTAATTTTATTTTATATAGGAATTTCATAGATACTTGTTAAATATTTATATGAAGCAATCTAGGCGGCCTACACTAGAGCTAATATGTGGGCCTTCTTGTATGGGGAAATCAACGTTTACTAAAAATATCGATTCTAAATATTGTTTCGAAAAGTTACACGTCTCTATAGAAGACCAAGTATATAATGATATACATAAAATAGCACATATGTCCTCACGCGCATTCAAACACCTTACCCGTGAGCAGCTTGACTGGATATATGAATATTGTGTAAATTTAACCTTATTTTTATGCTATCGAATAAAAGCGCCACCGAAGTGGGATCATCGCTGGGACGTAATTAAAACCCATCCTATTAAAAAAAGAGCAATTATTTTATGTACATCTGAATCGGAATGGCGTAGAAGAGTAGAAAAAAGAGCTATCAGAGGAGACGTACTAAAAAAACATTCTTTTGGAACGTTTCATGAACGATATAAAGATACGTATATTAAGTGGATTGAAGAATTAGATCGTTATAATATTCCATATATTTTTATTGATGGTAAAAAAGAAAATAATTACCCAGTAATACATAAGTCAGATTTTTTAAAAATGCTTGATGAATCATAAATACTCTTTTATTTTATCTGCTATAAGCTTAGCACCAGCTTCGTTAAGGTGAATCCCGTCAGATGTCAGTTTTCTTTTTTTAAACCATTTTGTATTAAAATTGTTTTCATATATATACGTAATATTATTTTCCTTACAATAATTGCTTAAAGTAGTCTTATACCAATCTTTACAAAATTCACTAAGTAAAGGTACATCTGTACGTTCATACCGAAGAAATATGACTTTAATGGTAGGCCAACTGTCTCGAACAATATTAACATGTTTATGTACTTCACAGAGGGCCTTCTTAAGATACGTATCCTGTTTATCGAAAATAATACTCTTATTATTTTTTAATTGTCGTAGTACAGTGGTATCTCTCCAGCCTCTTCCCTTATATAACACTTCATCTATTAATTCTTTAGTATAGAATTCAATGCTCATAGGAGCCTGAAGAAATTCTTCCTCACTTAATTCCGCCAATACCGATTGTCTGGCAGGACATGGTATCTGATATATAAAATGTGTTAATTCTACTCCTTTAGAACACTCTAGCCATGCATGGCGCGCCATGCGCCCTTTGTTGAACTTAGCTCCATACAAATGTGAATCTAAAAGCCATGGTCGTCTGTCACCTCTTATAAATTTTTTTATTCTTTCAGTTTCAATTCCAGATCCTCGTTTTGCAATATTCCAGCACTTTCCTGGTAGGAAATCTACATAAGAATGGTCACACTTCCTGTTCTGCCGGTGAGCTTTTTCTTTTTCATTGAATGAGCAAGAAAAAGAACAACCGTTAATTAAGATAAAATATTCCATCTGATTCATAAATACTCTTTTATTTTATCTGCCATAAGTTGTGCACCGTCTTTATTAGGATGACTACCGTATTTGTTCTTCTTAAACCATTTTGTATTAAAATTTTCTTCATATATATACGTAATATTATTTTCCTTACAATAATCAGTTAGCATGTTTTTATAAAACTTCTTACTAAATTCATATATTAATGGCTTTAAAGTATGTTCATAGCGTAAAAATATTATTTTCGCATTAGGTTGTTTTTCTCGAATCAATTTAACATTAATATCAATCATGTCCATGGCTTTTTTAAGATATTGATCTATTTTATCAAAAGCTTGTAGGCTGGCATTAACATGATTACTATTAACAGCTATCTGCATCCATACCGATTGAAAGGAACCCTTTCGTATGGTGGCTCCAAAATAGTGTTCATCATAATTATTTAAATCTGCAGGTTGGCGCGACGGACAAGGTACTTGATAAACAACATGTGTTAACTTTACATCCGGTTTTTTTT